GGCCTAACCGAACCTTGGGTCTGCGGGTAGCGTAACCGAGCGTCGAAAAGGCGCTCGTTACGTTCTTTACAGCTTCAGTAAAATACTGAAGCAGACCGCAGCTGTTCTGGGGTGGCAGGCGAGCGTCTAGCGCACGAAGCGTTAGACATCTCACTTCTCGCCGATGGAGATCTTGATTGTACCGCGTGCGATAAGCACGAGTACTCCCAAGGCCACCAAGAGACGACCATCCCAAAAACCCAGATCCATGGTCCACGGTAATGATTCCATAAGGGATCTCCCGTTCGACTGTCTTTTGTAGAAAGCTAGCAGTAGCAAAATAGCCTCTATCACAGAGGTTATGGTGCACGCTGATAGCAGACACGATGGATCCTGGGCCGGTACGCCGTGGAAGGTCGAGAATGTTGACGGTAGTCACATCGTGACCGCCGTAAGCATCGACACCACAAGATTCACGGAAGAATCCTTCCATGAATGACTTGTGATCGTTGACTCGTAAACCGAGCCACTCGAGAAGTTCCACAGTAACACCAGCACACGTGGTTGGGACGATGATATCGTCACCAAACACGCGGACCTGGTCCCTGGGAATCTCGCGCAACGACTTATAGGTGGCGCGCTTACCAGCGTTATGCAGGTAAGCGGTGAGCCCGACTACAAGGAAGAGCAGAGATTGCACAGGGAACGTGGTAGCATTACCCATAGTCGTATACTTGCGCAGCCTATAAAGGCTGGGTGAGTTACGAGAGAGGTCTTGCCTGATGAATCGAGTCCGACAGGACTGGAGAGCATCAAGGAGGGTAGGAGAGCGCCTAAAAAGACGCTCAACCGACCAACAAGACACACGGTCACTTGCCGACGAAAGATCAATCGTAGACAAGCTACCGTCTATGGACGCTTTAAGAGCCGCGTCACCATTACGCGTTTGATCTCTAAAAGAGATAAAACGACCAATAATGGTAGACTCGACCCGATGATATAGGAAATCGCGTACTGATTGCTGACACCATTGGGCAGCTGTCGGTTCCGAGGCGATAAGCCTTGGTTTCGCCAGTGTCTTGGGTACAGCAATGAGTTTAGCAGACTCTTCGCAGAAGAATCTGTACGAAACTATAACATCGGACGTGAGATCCTGGACACCGAAGTTCGCAAGTGCGAAATCGGAATAAGGGAAGACACGTTCCAAGCGTTCCGACCAGGAGGGGAACTCGTACTTGTACGAGTTCGGCTTTGAGTCGGAGACCGCACCAGGTCCATGCCTAAAGTGCCAGTCATAAGGGTTATAAGACCCTACTTGCGCTACAACAAGGTCAGCAACCTGCTGAAGGAGTGTGGCGCAAGGATGCACATGACTAGCATCCGAGGATAAAGGACGCAATAGAGGAAGTGCCTCGTCCGAATCGAACGAGACAGATGAATCTATTACGAACTCCGCAGAACTACTCCAATCAAGGGTAGGACTACGAACCTCGGAATCGACCTGATAAAACTCATCAACGCTATCGACGATAGCTTTGATGGGCGAACCGAGACGCAGTTTTCGGACAACTCCTAAGAGCTGCCGAATCCAACGAATCGCATCAATATCAGGTTCGATCAAAAGACCACCGTTACCATCAAAAACGCGTAGGATTAAACCCCGGAACAACCGCGGGATTATCCCCCCTTTCAGAGTGCCAAACTGGCACATACCTGAATGGGTTAGACGCCCCTTCGAGAGACACTCATCAAAGTGTTTCCGGAAGGCGGGCATGACGTCAAGTGCAAACCTGACGCCATGTTCGTTGATGGCAGAGCTCAACCGCAAGTAATCGCGATCGAACTCATGGGCGAGTGCAGGGTACATTTGCGCGCAGTCGGTTAACTGGGCGCGGAGCGTACCTTGGACAAAATCTGCGTAGCTTTTCATGTCAGTCATAAGGTTCTCCTATGATTTGGCATCTACGGCTAGCAGACACTATCACCAGAATAGATCGAATCTATTCTACTGCAGAGATGGGAGCCTTACGACTCCCAGCCGAGCAGCTTGGCCGCAATGCCACCAGCCTTGACCATGTAGAAACTCATGGCCTCGGAGACATCAATGATGTCACTGGCGGTGCCGTTCGGATCGTTGCGAACGATGAACGTCACCTCGGATTGCGAGCCGGCGGCAGTCGTGGTCGGTTTCAGATAGCGCGTAAACGTCACGGTGTGACGATCGAACTTCTGAGCGCCGGCCTTGACGGTATCAGAACTGTGCCGGACCTTGGCCCGGTACGTAATGAGACCATCGTCCAAATAGTATTCGGACGAATAGCCGTCTTGATTGATGAGAGGCAGAACCTTCGCGGTTCCGCCAGAACCATCAAGAGTAATGGTGAGAGTGGTGCCAAGCATGAGAGATTGTCCTTATCTAGGGGTGAGCTGTCACTTAGCAGTACGCTGAGTGAACAACGCCCCTAAGATAGACAGTCGAAACGTGCTCAAGAAGGGCACGTTGATACCAGGTGTGACTAGTGAAGAGACGACTCTTGTCTTTCTCGACACTATGTAGATGTCTGATTGGAGCGCTTCCGAATCGGAGGTGCATCCAACGTAGTCCACTCCTGCTGGAATATAGGTGCTTATGGATTCAGACATGAAACAACCGTTTCCGTGTGAAGCCGGCACAGTGTTGGAGTACGCAAGCGCGAACTTACCAACATTAGTAAACCAACCTAGCAACCAAGTCCAGGGAACTAAATCCCAGGCGCCTTTGGCCATACCTTCAACGGTAAGACCATAGACGACCTTGCGAGCCAGTTTGGCCATCTCTATATCAGAAGGGTGATACCCAGGAACGGAGGAGGGATACCAATGAATGGTAGCCCATGACTTACGTCGTATGGCAATGTCATACTTGTAGTCAAAATAATTGTTAGGCCCGTAAAGGGACTGACGATTATAACCCTTCCCAACCTGAGTATCAGACGCGAACTGCAGACGTCTACGCATACCCCTGCCAGAATACAGCTTCTGAAGTTCTATACAGCGCTTAGCTATATAGTCCTGGAGCGTGAGTAACTGGTGCAAGTCCTCAATGAGCGGGGCCCAACCAAATTGCGCACTCAAGTAGTAATTAGCCAGTTGTTTAGCTGACATTAATGACTTGGGTGTGGTGATGAGGTGGCCCAACTCTTTGAGTTGCTTAGGGATGTCGATAAGGTCCTGTAGCAGAGTGAGAGGAGTCACGACAGGTCGAGACGGATTAGTTCCGGCGACCAAGTCGAGCATCCAACCATTCGGCGGTGGAAGAACGTTGAAGTCGAGAGACCCAGCGCTCACACCCATAGGGACATTATCGTACACATAGGATGCCACGTTGCCGTAGGACGACTTTACCTTCCCTGATAACAGCATCTGCCCGATTCGTCGGGTAGAGCTGAAGCCAGAGTCGATAACAGGTCGTCCGTGCCAATCAGAACACGTGTTGGTGTTAGTTAGACTAACAGCAATATGAGTCTGAAGGACACCGTTAGCGTACGTATCGACATAACCAGTTTCGGTTCTGACGGACGTACGGTCTCGAGCGGTTCTTGCCATCCAAATGGTCACACCAAATAGGGTCAAAA